GTCAAACCAGCTTCAAAGCTTCCAGGGAGCGGCGAAGCTGGTAGGTATCGATACCGCGACCACTACGGCCAGCCTGGAAGGGTTGGCCACCACCATGCAGGACGCCAAATGGGGCCGTAATCAGGGTGCGTTGCAACTGCTGAACAAGCTCGGCATCGGCCTGAAACAGACCAAGGACGGCGCCTGGGACGTAGTGGGCGAGTACAAGGCCATCGCCAACGCGATTGCCAATGAGAAAAGCCCGCAGGTGCAGGCGTTGATCGCCAATAACCTCGGGCTGGGCGCCATGTTGCCGTTTCTTCGTGAAGGCGAGGCGGGGATAGCTCGCTACGAAGAAACCGTGAAGCGCCTGGGTTACGTCATGGATGAAAGCGCGGTCAAGCGGGGCAAGGACTTTGCCCAAAGCCTGTCCGGATTGGATATCGCCATCGACGGCACCAAAAATGCCATCGGTGACTCATTGATCCCTATCATCAAGCCCATGGTGGACGACTTTGCGAACTGGCTGGCTGTGAATCGCCAATTGATCGCGACGGACATCGCCAGCTGGGCCAAGGGCTTTGCAACCTGGGTGAACAGTATTGACTGGAAAAGCGTCGGTACCGGCTTGGTCAATTTTGGCAAAGGCATCAGTGATGTTGTTGAGTGGCTGGGCGGCTGGAAAACGGCGGCGTTGATAGTCGCGGGCGTGATGAGCGCCAGTCTGATCGGAAGTGTAATTGCCCTGGGTGCAAACCTGGTGACTGCCGGGGTAGGGATCGTTTCGTTTGTTGGGATTCTGTGGCAGTGGCAAAAGGCAGCAGCGGCCGCGACCGAGGCGCAGACAGCGCTCAATACAGCCGGCGCGGTCAAGGGCATTGCCGGTAAGGCTGGGTTATTGGCCTTGGCCGGCGTTGGCGGTTATGAGCTCGGATCGGTACTGAATGACAAGTTCATTGAGGGGACCTCGTTCCAGGACAAACTTGGCGAGTACTTGGTGAAGGGCGCCGCCATGGTGGGTGTGGGTAGCGCGCAGGAAGCGGTCGCGACCACCGAGATCGGCAAAGGCGTGATTCCTGGTGGTCGAGATAAGGCCGAGGACGCCATCAAGTTCTTCATGGACAAGGGCTGGACCAGAAATCAGGCATCCGCCATATCTGCCAACTATGGCCTGGAAAGCCAATACAACGCCGCAGCTGTCGGAGACGGTGGAGAGGCTTACGGCTTGGGTCAGTGGCATCGAGGCCGCCGGGATGATTTCAAGAACTGGTCAGGCAAAAGCATGATCGGTTCTACCCCTGAAGAACAGATGGCATTTACTCAGTATGAGTTGACGCAAGGCAAGGAGGTAGCGGCGGGCAATGCGTTGCGTGTAACGAAAACTGCTCAAGAAGCTGGCGAGGTCGTTTCCCGAAAATACCTACGTCCAGGCGTTACTGACGAAGCCAAGGGTCGTGAGGCGCGTGTCCGTGGTTTGCTCGCGTCCAAGCTGTCCAGTCCCGCCGATTTACCAGCCGCGCCGGTGACAAACCCTACGGCATTGTCGAAGCCCGATCCCGCTGCCCAATCCGCTCCGGTAGCCACACCTGCTCCGGCGCCCGCAGTTCCAGCACCGGCCCCGCAAGGGCCGATTACCAGCAACACCGCTGAGCCTGTCAACGGCAAGCTTCATCTCGAAATTGCTCACGTAAACGCGCCGGAAGGCACGAAGTCGAGACTCAAGGACGAGGGCAACATCCTGGCATCGAGCCGTATTTCCTATTCTGGCGTTGGAGGAAACATCGCATGAGCCTGTTGACCGATATCGTCCAGATCGCCATCGACTCGAACAAGACCTGGCAGGATTCTCTGAACAAGGCGTCGTTCCGGGGTGTTCCGTTCGCGGTGTACGGCGGCGACTCCCGGTTTGGTCGTCGCCTGGCGATCCACGAATACCCTGGCCGGGATCGACCCTACATCGAAGACATGGGCCGCTCGACTCGCAGCATCCGCATGAGCGGCTTTCTGGTGAGTGACAGCCTGATCTATGGTGGCGGCAACGTGCTGGCGCAGCGAGACGCGCTGGTGGCCGCTGTTGAGCGTTACGGCCATGGTCAGCTGATCCATCCAACCCTTGGCGGCCTGAAGGTCAGCGTGCCCAACGGCGGTCTGAGCGTGGTTGAACGCTGGGACATGGGGCGTTATTTCGAGATCAGCCTGACCTTCATCGAGGGCGGCGTCCGGATCTTCCCGACCATCAAGGCATCACCCGGCAGTCTGCTGGATAAGCTGGCGGCGGCCCTGGGCCTTTCCTCCGTGCTCGACTTTTCGCGCAAGGTGATCGGCGGCGTGACGGCGGTCATCAATGCTGTGGAAGGGGTGATTAAGTTCGGCAAAGCCATTGTCGGGATGGTGGTGGGTGTAATCGCCGATTTCAAAATGCTGGTGGGCCGGGTGATGCGTGACGTTCGCAGTATCACCAGCCTGGCCGGATTGCTGGTGGGCGACTTCGGTCGTTATGCCAATGGCAACCTCAGCAGCGCGCTGGTTCAGAGCAAAAAGGCCAAGAGCAGTAGCACCACGATGGCCGACCTGATTGCCAAGAACACCGCCAGCCGAGCCGCTGTCGACGTGGCCATGGCCAGTCTGACCAGCGCGGCCGTGAACCTGGATGCTCGATCCGGTGATAGCTTCACTGCTGCCGTACAGGCCGTCATGGCGGCTATCGTCGCCAGTGTTGCCGACCCCGGCAGCGCGATAACCCTGCTGGCGCCCCTTGCCACCTATACGCCATCAGCTTCGACCGGCAGCGCGGTGATGGGGCAGGCGAAAGCCGTGGCCCAAGCGGCAACCGGGGCGCTGATTCGGCGCTCGGCGCTGGCGGCTATTGCCCAGGTTGTCATTGACTATGTGCCCACCTCCTACGATGAAGCCATCAACACGATGAACGTGGTGATCGGTCTGATCGACGCCGAGGTGCTGGTGGCGGGGGATGCCGGTGACGACGAGACCTATACCGCGCTGGTGGCATTGCGTCAGGCCGTGGTGCAGACCTTCACGACATCGGGCGCCACCTTGCCGACACTGGAGACGTTCACGTTCCGCGCACCCATGCCCGCGCTGGTCATGGCCAACCGGTTGTATCAAAACGCCGACCGGGCAGATGAACTGATCCAGCAGGCCAACCCGATCCATCCCGCTTTCATGCCGACCACCATTAAAGCCCTGGCCAAATAGGCTGGCGCCTTAATCAAGGATATTTATGCGCGTTCATTCTGGCGACCTGACCATCACATCGGGCGACCTCTCTATTGCCGGATGGACGGATATCCGCGTCACTCGGGGTATTGAGCGTCTGCCCAGTGATTTCAACATTGGCATGACCGAGCTTCAGCGTGGCGAGTTTGATTCGCTGGCGCTTCAGCCCGGTGGCGAGTGCCAGGTGCTGATCGATGGTGATCCGGTAGTGACGGGGTATATCGACCACTTTGTGCCGAGTATTGGGGCCGGCGATCACTCAATCCGTATTGCTGGCCGCTCGATGTGTGCCGATCTGGTGGATTGCGCCGCTGAGTGGCCTGGCGGGCAGATCAGCAATGCGACGGTGCTGGGTGTCGCCCAGAAACTGGCATCGGTCTACGGCCCAGTCGTCAACGGCCGCTCGACGGGCATCCGCGTTTCCACGGATGTCCCGAGTCTGCCGGTGCTGCCACAGACCAACCTGATGCTGGGCGAGTCGCCGTTTGAGATCATCGATCGGATGGCGCGCTTCTCGGCGGTGCTGGCCTACGATCTGCCCGACGGCAGTCTGTTTCTCACCCGGGCCGGAACCAGGCGGGCGGCGAGCGGCTTTGCCGAGGGCCAGAATGTGCAGCGAGCCTATATCGACTACTCGGCCAACCAGACCTACTCGGAATATAAGGTTTACCGGCAATCCGCCGATTCCTTCCGGGATGTCGATGGCAACGGCAACGAGATCTCGACGGCACACGACATTAACGTTCGCCGTCATCGGCAGATGGTGATTATTTCGGAGGGCGGCAGCCTGGGCGATGAGATCGCCAAGCAGCGAGCCATTTGGGAGATGGCTCGTCGATTCGGGCGATCGAGGATTGTTCGCCTGATCACTGATAGCTGGCGCGACGTGGACGGGGCACTTTGGGAGCCAAACACCCTGGTGCCGGTCCATTTACCCACGCTGAAACTGCTCAATGAAGAGTTTCTGATTGCGGAAGTGACCTTCCAGAGAAGCGATTACTCGGGCACCACGGCCGAACTGATGCTGATGGCGCCGGAAGCGTTCTTGCCGCAGCCAATCAACCTGACCCCGCTGTGGGGCGATGTTCAGACAGGAGCATCCACATGACGGGTCGCGACGATCAAGCTGGCGCTATGGCCAGGCTATGGCGCCGAGTGGTGCTGATGTCGAGCTGGGGCCGGGTCACGCTGAGTGACGATACGAAGACCGTTCAGGGGCTCCAGGTCAAACTCAATGACTCCGAAACCCGCGACGATACGCCCAGGGTCGCGGAGTTCGGCCTCACATCGCGCCCGCCCGTAGGCTCTGACGTGCTGGTGATATTCCTTGGCGGCGACCGATCCAAAGGCGTGGTGATCGGTACAGCCCACCAGCCCAGTCGGCCGGGAGGGCTGAACGAGGGGGAAACCATGCTGTACGACCTTTGGGGCAAGAGCATCTATTTCACCGAGAAGGGCGGGATAGTCGTCGAGGCTCAAGGGACGCCGGTCACAGTTAATAACGCGACAACGGTGACGATAAACGCCAGTGAAGAGGTGGTGCTCGCGACGCCACTGGTGAAAGCCACGGGAGATTTGCAAGTGGCAGGCAACATCGTCGCCGGCGGCGACATCACAGACAAGGTGCGCAGCATGGCCGCGGATCGACTCATCTACAACGGCCACAAACACGGCTCCAGCCCACTACCGGATAGCCCGCAATGAGCGACATCAGCACAACCTGGCTCGT